CTGATCCAGCAAAAAGTGGTAAAAAAATCTCTAGTGAAGACAGACTAAAAAAGTACTTCAGTGAGAAACTACCTAAAGGGGTAAAATCCCACACAAAAACATTCCGTATCTTACCTAAGAAAGACGGTAGTTCTCCATTTACGGAGGTTTACTATCACGAAAAATTAGTTAATGGTAATTGGGATAAAATTTATTGTAACCATTTGAACGATGGTGAACACTGTCCATTATGTGAGGCTAAAGATGCCTTATATGAAGATGGTTCAGAAAAGGCTAAGAAATTGGCAAAAGACTTTATACCTAGAAAATTCTATGTGGTTAAAGGTATCGATAGAGAGAATGAAGATCACGGAGTTAAATTTTGGAGATTTAAACACAAATATACTGGTGACGGTATTATGGATAAAATAATTCCATTATTTAAATTAAAAGGTGATATTACTGATCCTAGAGAAGGTAGAGATATTATGATTACCACAGGTAGAAACGACAAAAATTTTAGTGTTGTGAACTCTATTATGGCAGATGATTCTACTATCCTTACTAAAGATAAAGAAAAGGCAAATGATTGGTTTGGTAACGATGAAACACATAGAGATGTTTATTCTAAAAAAACACAAGAATATTTAGAAATTGTTGCAACTAACAAGACACCTATTTGGGATTCAGAACAGAAAAAGTTTGTGGCTGAAGAGGATAGAGAAGAAAAAGAAACTGCGTCTTTATCTGAAGAAATTAATATGATGAGAACTGAAACGGCTAAATCATTTGAAGAAGACTATGATGATGAATCAGATACTTCTTCAGTAGAATCAACTTCTTTAGATGGTGATGATGATGAATTACCGTTTTAATAAATATTATGGCGAAACAACCACTTAAGAAAAAAACATCTGATTTTTCGTCTATAAGAAAGAAATTTTCCTCTAGTGAGAAGTACAAAGAACAAAGGTACTTTGATCTAGGGGAAGCCTTTCAAAAGTCGACAGGACTACCAGGTCCTGCTATGGGTCAGGTTAATATGCTTCTAGGTCATTCAGACACTGGAAAAACAACTGCACTTTTACAGACTGCAGTAGACGCACAAAAGAAAAATATACTACCTGTATTCATCATTACTGAACAAAAATTTAGTTTTGAACACGCCAAACAAATGGGGTTAGAAACTGAGTATATTGAAGAAGTTGATGAATCAACAGGTGAAGTTTCCGCATATTGGGATGGATTCCTACTTTATAAATTAGGGTTCGATTATATAGAACAAGCATTTGAATATGTTACTGAAGTATTAAACGCACAAAAGAGTGGTGAAATACCTTATGACATTGTATTCTTATGGGATTCTATTGGTACCATACCTTGTCAAATGAGTTTTGATGGGAAAGGTGGAAACCAACACACTGCGAGAGTAATATCTGAAAAATGGGGAATGGGATTGGCACAAAGAATAACATCTTCTAGAAAGGAAAGTTATCCACATACCAACACAATGGTATTTGTAAACCAACCTTGGGTTGCATTACCTGATAACCCATTCGGACAACCAACAATCGCACCTAAAGGGGGTAATTCTATTTACCTATCTTGTGCATTAGTATTTTTGTTTGGAAATCAAAAGAGTTCTGGTGTATCTAAACTTTCTGCCACAAATAAAGGTAGAAAAGTTAATTTCGCAATTAGAACTAAAGTGGGTATCCATAAGAACCATATGAATGGTTTAGGTTACGCAGATAACAAAATACTTGCAACCACACACGGTTTCATTGAAGATGATAAAAAAGAAATTGATCAATACAAATCCGATAACAAAGATTATTGGGCTGAGGTATTTGGTGGTATATTTGATGACACATCTTTTGATGTAGTTGAAGACAACGTAATTGAGTCTCCTGTAGATTACTCTGACGATTGATTGTTAAACTTTCAATAAAGAATGTGTGAAATTCCCAGATAAAAAGAAAAAATTCAAAAAAACACTTGTTGTTGATGGTGACTCGTTGATTAAAACTGCCTACCATGGGGCTAAAGATCTTTACTATAAAGACACCCATATAGGCGGTATTTTTCAATTCCTAACTATGGTTAGGAAAATGTTAAATGAATATAAATTCGATAGAGTCTATGTTTTTTGGGACGGACCATTCAGTGGTAGATTAAGATATGATATCTACAAAGAATATAAATCTAATAGAGGTAAAAATTTCTATGAAGAACAACCACCTTCTGATTTAGAGTTATATCTTCAAAAAGAAAGAGTTATTTCTTATTGTGAAGAACTTTTCATAAGACAGTATAAGGACGAAATAATAGAAGCCGATGATTGTATTGGTTACTATGTTCAAAATATGTCAGATGATGAGAAAGTAGTGATAATGAGTAATGATAGAGACCTATGTCAATTAATAGGTGATAGGGTTGGTGTATATGTATTAAACCTAAAGAAAATAGTTACACAAGATAATTATTTAACATACTTTAACCACCACCCATCCAATCTTAAATTAATAAAAATCATTACAGGTGATAATAGTGATTGTATAAAAGGTATACAAGGTGTCAGTGAAAAAACTTTAGTTAACTTTTTTCCTGAAATAAGTGAAAAAACTTTGACTTTAGAATATATTTTTAGTAAAATTGTAATTATACAAAACGAAAGAAAGAACAGATTGAAATCACTTGATAATATCCTTAATAAAGTCACTAAAGGTTCACAAAAGGATATGATTTATGAAGTCAATGAAAAAATTATAAACCTAAAAAAACCGTTATTAAACGAATCAACTAAAAATGAATTAGATTATATTTTTAACACTTCCATAGATCCTGAAGGAAGGGAGGTAAAAAATGTTATCAAAATGATGATAGAAGACGGACTGATGATGGCGATTCCTGGTGGTAGTGATGGTTATATAAATTTCTTACAACCATTTCTATCGATAATAAAAAAAGAAAAGAGTTATTTCACTCAAATTAATGTTTAAAAAAATGAAAAAAAATCAACAAAATTATCAAAGTTATCCGTATGAATTTTTATTTATGATTAACGGAAACCCAATTGTAGGAAGAAATTTTAATATTAGAAATTTCAATAGAGACTCCCTTTTATCTTATGAAGTAAAAGAGGTAGTAGACAGTGCAGTAGAGGTTATTAGAGAACACTTTAAAAATAATACATACGATTATATGGAAAAGTTTTCTAACTATTATACTACGGCAGAAGAAACAGATAAGGTTGGTATATACGACAATGAAGACTTCTTCACTTTTCAGTTAAAAGTTAACGATAGAGTTATATGTGAAAGAATTTTTAGTGGTAACGATTACCCACCAACTGTAAGATATGATGTGGACATAAGAAAAATTATCCCTAAAATCATTGATTATTTACAACAGGGATTAAGTATGGAAGAATATACAAAAAATTACTGCGGTTATAACCTAGATGGCATATTTATTAATAACTAAAATCAGAAATAAGAATGGCGAAAAATGAGAGTATTAACTTAGGCTATTTAGGCTATAGTTTTCAAGTAAAGTTAGTAAAACAATTAGTGGAAGATCATAAATTTTCAGAAACCATCATTTCAATAGTTGATCCCAACTATTTTGATAATGAATATATGAGACTAATTGTGGCTAGTTTGAAAGATTACTATGAAAAGTATGAAACAATACCTTCTTATGAAACTATCTTTAATATAATTAAAACACAAGTCCGTAGAGAAATAGCAAGAGAATCGGCAGTTGAATTAATTAAAGAGGTGAAAGAATCTGATAATAAAGACTGTTTACACATACAAGATGTTGCCATTAAATTCTGCAAACAACAAGAACTTAAGAAGGCTACTCAGAAAATCCAAAAGATATTAGACAATGGAGATTTTGACAGATATGAAGAGTGTGAAGAATTAGTAAAACAGGCTATATCAGTAGGTACAGAGAAGGATGAAGGTGTTGATATATTTCACGCTATTGAAGATGTGCTATCGGAAGATTTTAGAAGCCCTATCGCAACAGGTTTGACGGGAATCGATAACCTTATGGGTGGAGGATTATCTAAGGGTGAATTGGGTGTTATTTTAGCAGCATTTGGTGTTGGTAAAACAACTATTATGACTAGAATGGCAAACACTGCGTATTTGATGGGTAAAAACGTTGTTCAGATATTTTTCGAAGACAATGTTAAAGTTATCCAAAGAAAACACTTTACTTGTTTTACTGGTATCGGATTAAGTGAATTAGGTGATAGAAGTGAAGAAGTAAAAGAAGCCCTATTAAGATTCCAAAACTTAGAGAATAATTTAATTTTGAAAAAGATGTCTAGTGATGGGACAACAGTTACCCACATTAAACAATATCTTAGAAAATTAATTTCTTCGGGTATTAAACCTGACATCGTTTTTTTAGATTACATCGACTGTGTACAACCAACTAAAGTTTTTAAAGACGAATATAGTGGTGAAGGAAATGTGATGAGACAATTAGAAACTATGTTATCTGAACTAGATATCGCTGGATGGACTGCAGTGCAAGGAAATCGTAGTTCTATTGGTGCAGATTTAGTGGAGGCAAACATGATGGGAGGTTCTATTAAAAAGGGACAGATAGGTCACTTTATTTTATCCGTAGCAAAAACATTGGATCAAAAAGAACAAGGAAGGGCTACATTGGCAATTCTTAAATCTAGATTTGGTAAAGATGGTGTTGTTTTCGATGATATAGTTTTTGATAATGGTACTTTAGTTATTGACACTAGTACAAGTAATGATGTCACACTTTTAGAACACGGAAAGGGTTTGAAAAAGAAAGATTCTGATTTCATTGCTAGTACCATAGAAAAGAAAAGAAGTACCCCAATGAATAATAACTGATTTATAAATTAATGAAAAGAATGGTTTATAAAATAAGTCATTGTGGAAACAAACACCCTAATAAATAATAATAAAAAATAAAAGAAAAAATGGAGTTATCAAACAGAATTCTATCTGACATTACGGTATATATGAAATATGCCAAATATCTACCCACAGAAAATAGAAGAGAAACGTGGGAAGAGTTAGTCACTAGAAACAAAGAAATGCATCAAAAGAAATATCCTAATATTAAAGATAATATTGAGGAAGTTTATAAATTGGTATACGATAAAAAAATATTACCATCAATGAGAAGTTTACAATTTGGTGGAAAACCGATAGAAATATCACCTAACAGAGTTTATAACTGTGCATACTTACCTATTGATCATGTTGACGCATTTTCAGAAACAATGTTCTTACTTTTAGGTGGAACAGGTGTTGGGTTCTCAGTACAAAAACATCACGTTGAGGCGTTACCAGATATCAAAAAACCAAACCCTAATAGAAATAGAAGATACCTAATTGGTGATTCTATCGAAGGATGGGCAGATGCAATTAAGATGTTAGTGGAATCTTATTTTGGAATAAAGTCATCCACACCAATATTCGATTTTTCGGACATTAGACATAAGGGGGCATTGTTAGTTACATCAGGTGGAAAGGCACCAGGACCACAACCATTAAAAGATTGTATTCATAATATTAAAAAAGTATTGGATGCAAAATCTGATGGTGAAAAATTATCACCTATTGAGGTTCACGATATAGTTTGTCATATTGCAGATGCAGTATTAGCGGGTGGTATTAGAAGAGCAGCATTAATTAGTTTATTTAGTGCAGATGACAATGAAATGATTTCTTGTAAATCAGGCAATTGGTGGGAATTAAACCCACAAAGAGGGAGAGCAAACAACTCAGCAGTATTACTTAGACACAAAATTACAAAAGACTTTTTCTTAGATTTGTGGAAGAGAATTGAACTATCTGGAGCTGGTGAACCGGGAATCTATTTATCAAATGATAAAGATTGGGGAACTAACCCTTGTTGTGAGATTGGATTGAGACCATACCAATTCTGTAATTTATGTGAGGTTAACGCTTCAGATATTGAATCACAGGAAGACTTTGAAACAAGAGTTAAAGGTGCGGCATTTATTGGTACATTACAGGCAGGTTATACAGACTTCCATTATTTAAGAGATGTATGGAAAAGAACTACTGAGAAAGATGCATTGATTGGAGTGGGTATGACAGGTATTGGATCTGGAGTAGTTTTAGGATATGATATGAAATTAGCGGCTAAGGCAGTTAAAGAAGAAAACGAAAGAGTTGCAAAATTAATTGGTATTAATAACGCTGCGAGAACTACTACGGTTAAACCTTCAGGAACATCATCGTTAGTTTTAGGTACATCTTCTGGTATTCATGCTTGGCATAACGATTACTATGTGAGAAGAATTAGAGTAGGTAAGAATGAGGCAATTTATACATATTTATCCATCAATCATCCTGAATTAGTAGAGGATGAAATATTTAGATCACATGATACGGCAGTTATCTCTATCCCACAAAAATCACCTGAGGGATCTATATTGAGATATGAATCATCTTTTGATTTATTGGAAAGAGTTAAAAAAGTATCTCAGGAATGGATTAAACCAGGACATCGAGGTGGACAAAACAGTCACAACGTTTCGGCAACAATATCTTTAAAAGAAGATGAATGGGAATACGCTGGTGAATGGATGTGGGAAAACAGAAAATTCTATAACGGGTTATCAGTATTACCATATAATGGTGGAACATACCAACAAGCACCTTTTGAAGATTGTGATGAACAAACTTATGATAGGATGATGAAATCTTTGAGTAGTGTTGACTTATCTAAAGTTATAGAATTACAAGATAATACTAATCTTTCTGGTGAGGTTGCTTGCGGAGGAGGAGCGTGTGAAATAGTATAATTATGAATATAGGTGCATCTAAGGATTGGGTACAACAATTATATGTAAGGGAATTTGGATCGAAACTACAACCCAATCAGTTCTATTATGATAATCAGGGTAGAA